TGCTGGTCAGCCTTAACGGAATTTTACAGAAACCAAATTCATCGTTTACAGTTTCTGGATCCACATTGACATTCGCAAGTAATTTAGCAACAGGGGACGTTATTGACTTCGTGATGCTGTTAGGTAACGTGCTCGACATAGGTGTTCCGAGCGATTCAACAGTTACAAATGCAAAAACAAATTTTGTATCAACTTCGTCTGCGGCTGGGTTACAGATAAAAGGTGATGGAACAACTGACGGAACTTTACAACTCAATTGTTCACAGAACAGCCATGGGATTAAGTTAAAATCGCCAGCGCATAGTGCAAGTCAATCTTATACTTTAACT